CAATTGGTTAGAGCGGCTTGATACAGGTGATATTTCAGCGGTTTGGACACAGTTTTCGCATATTACACAACGCCGTTTTGCAGTATTTTTCTGCGTGATGATTGACCGTAAGGTATTTGATACTGTCGGTTTACTTAACGAAGAGTATGGCACTGGTGGTTGTGAAGACATTGAGTTCTGCTACAAAGCTGAAGAAGCTGGATTTAAAATTACAGCTAACTGGGATGATGGATCATTTCCAATCTATCATGCTGCAGAAGGTACAGTACACGATACAACCTTAGTGCAAAATTGGGATAATATCTTTTTGCTAAATGAACTGAAGTTAGCAAAAGAATATAATCCTAGGTGGTATTACTGGCGCTTGTCAAATAATTATGAGCGAGCAGTCTTTCTTAAAGGCGATCCAGTATTCCCGCGCGAGACCCAGCGTTATCAGTGGGCAGCACAAAATGTGTTACCTGGTTCTGTGTTGGAAATTGGTTGCTCTACAGGTTATGGCTATCAGTTTTTAAACAGTTCCGCTTACATGGGTCTGGACTATGATCCAACTATTATTGGTGTAGCTAAAGACCAGAATTGGTCCGATAATGCAACGTTTTATAATGCTGATATAAATACTTACGATTTTGGTCAGTATACAAACATTATTGCTTTTGAAGTAATTGAGCACCTTGACAATGGTTTAGAGATTGTTGAGAAACTCAAAAAACACTGTAAGCGTTTGTTAATTACAGTACCTCACAATGAACCTAAAGGTTTTTGGGGCGAGCATCACAAGTTACATGGGTTGACTGAAAAAGATTTCCCTGGTTTTAAGTTTGCGTATATTAACCACGATGGTGATATATCAGACACTATGATGCCAGTATCCAAATCCAATATCAGTAATCTAATGATCTGCCGGTGGGACAATGAGTAAAGTACTTTGTTCTGTAGCAACTAGGGGTCGCTACTTCACAACACTACCCTTGGTATTAAATGCCATTATTAATCAAACTAAATCACCAGATAAGTTGATTATTTTTGATGATAATGACGAACCACAAGACATGCGAAAAGAGTTGATTTACAACTACTTTTTTCAGATGTTAGATGCCAAAAAGATTGAATGGGAATGGCGGTTTGCTCCTAAAAAAGGTCAGCACCACATTCACCAAATGGCAAATACCATGGATTATGAGTGGGTTTGGCGATGTGACGACGATGCTATTCCAGAACCCAATGTATTAGAAAATCTGTATAAATGGGTAGCTCCAGAAGTGGGGGCAATTGGTGGTTCAGTATTAACTCCACCAAACATTCCTAATACAGAAAATGTAACAGGTAAAATAGATAATATTGACAGTGAACCTAACATACAGTGGGGGAAAATAGATGTTGTCAGAGATGTGGAGCATTTACACTGCACTTTTTTATATCGTGCTAACACTGTTGACTATAACACTGGTTTGTCTCGCGTAGCACATAGAGAAGAAACATTATTTACTTGGGGTTTACATCGCAAAGGTTACAAAATCTTAGCGGTTCCAGATGCAGTAACTTGGCATATGAAAAACCCGCAAGGTGGTATTCGCAGTGAAACAAGTCGTGAAATGTACGAGCACGATGAAGCTATTTTTAGAAACATTTATCGTTTTAGAAATACCAATTTAGTTGTTTTAAGTTGTGGTCGTGGCGATCATATTGTGTTTAACAAAATATTGCCAGAGATCAAAAACCCAATGGTGTTTAGCTGTTACCCAGACCTAGTGCCAGGTAATTCAATTGCTGATGCAATTAGAATGTTTGGTGATATAGAACAATGGAATATCTATAGAAAAATGGGTCAGTGGAAATGGAAAGGTACATTGGAAGACGCATTTAGGAAGCTATATTTATGATTATTATTGCTCCATTTGCTCAGAAAATGAGAAACGACAAAACCAACCCAAAGAACTATCCTTATTGGGAAACATTAATCGAAATGATTGATGAGCCAATTGTGCAAGTTGGTGTTGAAGGTGAAAAACAGCTTGTACCGGACTTTAGAAAGAATTTATCTATAGACGAGTTATGTGCTCTTATTAAAGAGTGCCGTACATGGATAAGTGTTGATACATTTTTTCAGCACTTAGCTTGGCGAGAAGGAAAACCTGGTATTGTAATTTGGGGGCCATCTGATCCATTAATTTTTGGTCATCCAGAAAACATTAATCTACTAAAAGATCGATCATGTTTAGTAGAGAATCAATTTATATGGTGGGAAGCCACTGAACATAGAAATGATCGGTTTGTAAAACCAAAAGAAATCTTAGAACATTTAAGGAAATAAAACATGGCACAATCCGGATATACACCGATAGTTCTGTTTCACAGTACTACTTCGGGTAGTCAGCCAACAACTGGAAACTTAGCAGTAGGCGAACTTGCGCTTAACGTTCCAGACGGTAAAATATACTACAACACCGGCTCAACAATTGCTGTTTTGGCTGGCACATCTGGCTATTCTGGTTTCTCTGGTTATAGCGGTACTGGCTATTCTGGACCATCTGGTTACTCTGGATACTCAGGATACTCTGGTTTTTCTGGTGCCAGTGCATCACTTAACATTACTGATTTCACAGCTACTTCTGGTCAAACAGTATTTACTTTAAACTACACCCCAACTCTTGTAGAAGGTGTATATCGTAACGGTATTAAACTTGGTCAAGCAGATTACACAGCAACCAATGGTACATCTATTACATTAGCTACCGGTGCAATTACTGGCGACTTAATTGAAGTTGTATATTTCTCCAATGCTGCGGTAACTGGCACATCTGGATACAGTGGATACAGTGGATACAGTGGGGCAACCGGCTCTAACGGCGCATCTGGTTTTTCTGGCTATAGTGGTTCTGGTGTATCTGGCTATTCTGGATTCTCTGGTACTTCGGGCTACTCTGGTTCAGCTGCAGCCGCTTCAATCCCCTCCGGCTCTGTGTTGTTATTTTACCAATCTGCTGCTCCAACAGGTTGGACTCAAGTAACAACCCTTAATGATTATGCTTTACGTTTAGTATCTGGTACTGGTGGTTCAACTGGTGGTACAACAGCATTTAGCTCAGTGTTTACTAATCAAACTCCAACTATTAACGTATCTGGACTTTCTGCTGGCGCAACAACGCTGTCTACTGCACAAATACCAAGTCATCAACATAATTTAACTATGGGTAAAATCAATTGTGGATACGGAAGTGCTTATCTTTCTGGGGCTAACTGTTACGGACAAGTCTGTTGGACACTCAATAATTCAACTGGTTCCAATAAAACAAGTACTTCTAACATCAATAATACTGGTGGCGGCGGTTCACACTCTCACTCTATTTCTGGTTCAGCATCATCCTCATCTATTACTTTGAACGTTCAGTATGCTAACGTCATCCTTTGCAGCAAAAACTAATTCTTAACGGAGAAATAACCCATGAACAAATTAACCATTATTGCTGATGACAAAGCTGTCTATGTGGACGGTGCGTCATTTTCTAACCTAGATTTATCCACTGCCGGTATCCCAGCTGATGTCCACGCACTTCAGTGGAATGCCACTAACAACGCTGGGTGGATTGAATTTTTAGATGACCAAAATGGTCACAAACCAGCTAACGAAGCTATCACAGCTCTCCCAGCTTGGGCAACTGCTTGCGTGGCTATTTTCAATGCTAAAGTAGCAGCAGATGCAGCAGCCGCAGCTGAGGCAGCCGCTAAAGCAGCGGCCAATCAGCCTAAAACTGTTGGAACCACAACTGTCTAATAGAAAGTCCTAAATGACAACACAAGCACAAAGCGTAGCTATCGAAAGCTCGCAAATTAACTCCTCGGGAGTGCTGGGCATTTCTGGTGGAGGTACTAACTCAACTGCTACCCCAACCAACGGCGGTGTTGCTTACGGTACTGGCACAGCTCAAGCTTACTCAGTTGTTGGTACATCAGGTTACTACCTTCAGTCTAACGGTGCAGCAGCACCAACTTGGTCAGCAGTTACCGTTACCCCATCGGTACCATCTGGCTCAGTGTTCCTATTATATCAAGCTTCTGCTCCATCTGGCTGGACTCAAGTAACCACATTGAACGACTACGCACTAAGAGTTACTAGTAGCACTGGTGGTGGTACAGGTGGTACAACCGCATTTAGTACCGTATTTGCAAATCAAACACCAAGTATTAACGTATCTGGATTATCTGCTGCAGCAACAACACTTTCTACTGCACAAGTCCCAAGTCATACTCACAGCTATTCATTGAGCGGAAACAATAACGGTAGCTCTTCATCTGGTAACAGTAGTTGTACTTTTAATTTTAACAGTGGGGTAAGTGGAAGCACAACTGGGTCGGCATTTAGCGGCGGTTCACATACCCACTCTATTTCTGGCTCAGCATCATCCTCATCTATTACTTTGAACGTTCAGTACGCTAACGTCATTATTTGCTCTAAAAACTAATTTTGTTGTACAATAAAGGTTAGTCTTAACCTTTGAGGAAAATATGAAACTAGAATCTAAATCAAATTGCCCATTAAACGGCTTTCAACCCTGCAAATTATGGGAATGCTCTTGGTTTATTGAAGTCAAAGGCACCCACCCCCAAACCGGTACAGAAGTAAACGAATGGGGCTGTGCTATGGCTTGGATGCCAATGATGCTGATTGAAAATGGCAGACAGCAACATTCTACCGCTTCAGCAGTTGAATCGTTTAGAAATGAGATGGTCAAGGCTAACGAAAAATCCCAGCAGATTCTAATTGAAACTGCCAAAGTAGCCCAGCTACCCATTTTTAAAGACGAGCCAAAACTGATTTCGGGGGAATAATGATTCTAACTATTATTCCAATCGATAATGTAATGTACATTGATGGCGGCGCATTAAATAATTTAGATCTATCTAGCGCCAACATCCCAGAAAATGTCCATGCTTTGCAGTGGAAAGTAAACCTTGGCTGGATTGAATATAAAGACAATCCAGATGGAACTAAACCACAAAACCAAGTTATTAACCAATTACCAACTTGGGCTACTGTTTGTACTAATATCTACAACACAAAACTGCAACAGTTAGAAGCAGAGCGTAAAGCCTTAGAAGCTGGTGCAGCAACAAATCAACCTAAGACCACCGGTACAATGGTGATTTAAATGCCTATCAACAAAGAACCAACCCATCAGTTTCAGTATGACGGCGGTTATGTTGCAGTATATCATTGTGATAAAGGTGAAGGCTTACCAAAGCATAATCACCTTTTTTCACATGCCTCGTTCTGTTGTGCTGGCTCTTGTGTGATTCGTAAAGAAAACAAAGAAGTTATTGTTACTCCACAATCCCAACCTGTTAGTTTAGTGGCCATTGAATGGCATGAAATTGAAGCCTTAGAAGATGGCACGGTATTTGTAAATGTTTGGGCTGAGGGTAAAGGTGTTTAATGGATAAATTTATTGGTGTATACGAAAATGCTTTTTCAAAAGAATATTGTGAAGAAGTAATAAAATATTTTAATAACATGGAAAACTGTGGGTTTACTCAAAACCGTATGCAGTTAGATGGGGCC